GAAACAGACAGACACTCGAGTGGATGAAGAGTGTTGGACTTACTAAATAATCATTTACCCACAATAATATAATTTGTTTTTCTCATAACTAAAAAAGGTAGCTGTTTTACGGCTACCCTTTTTCTATCCCTGTCCTCGATACTTCTTTGGTTTCTCCTCATACTTTGAGTATGATTTTTTAGCTACTCCTGTCTTTTTCTTTCCAAAAGATATTTTAGCACTTCCTTTAGAGTCCTTTGTTTTTGCCATTCTCCATTAAGTATTTAACCTCTGTTTCTAATCTAGCAACTTGAGCAGTAAGTGATACAATAAGTTCTCTCATCTCGTTCTTTTCATCAGAACTCCTTTCTAATAGGATTTCTAATTTAGTAATACGAGATTGACAATCCTGACGAATGAATCTATCATCTGCATCTTTTTTAGCTGCTCTTTTCTCATAGTATCTCCATGCACCTGTGCCTGTTAATACGGTTAGAGCAGTGATTATTACTGAATATATATTCTCCATATTATTCTTTTATAGGAACACAATTTGGAACTTCTCTACCATCTAGTATCTTTGTTCCAATTGCCTCATATCCAGACCAACAAGCGCCTTCCAAACCTTCTTCTGCGAATAGGTTTATTCCTTTCCAAGCATCTTGTCTCAACTTTGATGCAACTTTACCTTGCGTACTCATATTGGTTTCTTTTCTCCAATAAGAATAACATATTGCAGCACTCTGGTCTTGTGGTTTACCTGATGATACTTCTTCTCCTATACAACGAGATATGAACTCCTGCTCACTCTCACCTGGGTTTATGTTAATTGGCATTGTTATCTATTTTAGTTATCTACTCTATATGTTTTGTTATTGAAACGAACTTTGTAAACGGTATTGAAATCTAATGTTCTCCAATTACCATCTAATCCTACAACAGGTACATTATACATATCCATTGCTGCTTTTGTATCAGTACCACCATCTATACCATTACCTATCGGACCATCAATCCAAAACATATCGTAGTATCTTCTTCTACCTGTTTCAGTAATCCAACCTACTCTGACTGGATTAGAACGAGTTGCCTGATTCTTTAGTATATCTTCAAATTCAGAGAAACTAATTTCTGCTGAAATAAAGTGTTGTAGTTTGCTATGTACGGAATTACTTGTCATACAATCCTAATTTTTCGTCATTTTTCATCATTTCGGTTAAAATATCTCTTTGTTTCTTTTTAGATACTTCACCTGGATATGTAGATGTGATTGATGGTTGTGCTTCCAATTCCTCTATGTGATATAGGTATTCACTATCTTCAGTATGTACTGCACCTGTCATCAATCTACCACTTGCATCTTTATGTGTAGGACCTTCGTACAATTTACCATCAGCAGTATAGTGTGGTACTCCTTCTTTCAGTTCTAATAATCCCAACTCTCTCAATTTATTTCTACTATAAGCCAATGCTGCTTTTCCACCCCATAAAAGATAGGAAATGTTTGCACAATCATTTGGTGATTCAGCATTATCGTAATAGGTTTCAGCTCTACTCAAATAGGAATACATGCGTTTGATGGTTTCAACTGAAATGGGTTCACCATTTGCGAGCTGCTGTGCTCTTACTTTACCTGTTTGGGTTGCACACTTATTACCATTCTTCTCATTCAATTCAATTCCTCTTTTGGCATTATTAGAGATTCCACTACCATAATCGGAGTAGGATTCCATTTCTATTCTCTGCTTTGATTTGAACCTATTATCCTTGCGTATGAGAGCTTTAATCTGACTCAATAGTATCTCTACCTCATTTTCGTTTAAGTCCTCTGTATGCCTCTCTAAATTGAGTTTAACATCACTCTTGCGATGTTCCAAAATTGCCTCAATTGAAAACCCTTTGAATGTACCATCTTTAACCTTTTCCCAAATTCTTTTATCTTCTATTTTGTATATTCCAAATAGAGTTCCTTTAGGAAGTGTAAACCCGTATAGATTTGATTTATCAGTTTTACTGGCTTCTACTAACCATAATTCAGTTAGATAAACACCTGATGTTTTATTACCATGTTCCAAAGTGACGGAATCACCTAGCTTTTGTTTCATAAACTTTCTAGCTATTTGTTCTATACCATCCTCTGTAAAATATACATAGTATTTACTACCATCATCTTTTAATCTCAATATCTTTTTATTGGGTACAAGCAGAGGACCTGCTACAAGCATTTTTTCAGATGAAACTTCGGCAAATTGTATTTCTTTTGACATGAACACAAAATCACGCTCAATCGCGGGTGATTCTACCAAAGATACGGCAATCATGCCATCCTCTGCATCCTCTATGGCTAGTTCAAATAATTCTTCTGTGTTATCTTTTATCATATCTATTTAACAATCTAAATTCATTTTATCCACCACCAAATGTTGCAGCTGCATTCGTTCTTCTATTCAGCGCTTGTCCTGATGATACATCTTGAGAAACTACATAGGCTTTTACTGGCCTATCGGTTGCAGCTCCTATGGTTTGTGCAATTTGTGATGTAGGACTTGCTCCTGCAGTTGTTGTTATTTGTGGTGTAGTAGTAGCATTAGGTGCTCCTCCGAATGTTGGTGGTGGTGATGATGATGATGCTGATACGGAACCTCCTCCTCCAGCTGCGGAACCTCCTCCACTACCACCCGAACGTAGGATAGCTCTAGCTCTAGATGCCGCAGATAGAACTGCTGCTACTTGAGTTGCGTAGAATATAGGGAATGCAAATGCTGCACCAGGACCTGTTGCCTTTGCAGATTTTTGTGCTATATCTAATGCGTTGATAAAACCAACACCTGTACCAATAGCAATATCAGCAAGTGCTGCCGTTTTAGCCGCTGCACTTCCTTCTTTGAATAACCCACCTAAAGCACTAACCGCTCCTCCAACTGCTGATACAAATTCTAATTGTGCAGTTCTTCTTGCTATTAGAGCATTTTGTTCATTTTTGATTTGCTCATCAGTAATTGCTTTTAATTCATTAGCATATTTCTTTTCAATTTCTAATTTCTTTAAGGCATCTTCTTCTGCTGCGAGTAATTCTATTTGTCTTTGTTCTTCTAATAGAACTCTTTTTTGTTCTAATCTCTCATTATCTCTTTCAAAATCACCTTCTATTCGTGCATTTGCTGCATCTAGTATTTCAATTCTGGATTGTAATTCGGCAAAAAGAATACCTCTTTCTATCTCTAATTTCTTTTTAAGAGCATCTTTATCTTTTTGGTCCTGTTCATCCTTCTTCTTTTGTTCTTCATCATCAAATCTCTTTTTGATGGATGCTAATGTAATACGATATTGTTCTTCAACTGCAGTGAAATCCTTTCTATTTGCAGCTTCTAATATCTTCTTTTGTTCGGCTAATTTCATTTCAGCCTCTAGCTCCAATCGTTGTCTATCAGTAAGTGAAGCTTTGTATGCTTCCAACTCAACTGCATCAGCTGCTTTATTTGCTTCTTCTAATTTCTTTCTTCTTTCTGCTGCAGCATCTGCTGCTGCTTTGTTTGCTGCTTCAAAATCAGGAGGTGTTTCTAATCCTTTCTTTAGTTTCTTATCGTTCTCAATTGCTTTTTGAGTTAGAGCATCACCTTCTTTTTCAAATACTTTTTGTTGTTTTTGAACTTCTGTTAGGTTCTCAACATAAGTTCCAACTTGTCGTTGAGCAAATGCCGCATATTGACCACCAGACAAAATGTAATCCCCGACTGATTGCCAAAAAGTTGGGTCAATATCTTCACCACTTACGGCTTTAGCGGCAGCTTCAGCTGACTTCGCATAAAATACGTTTGCTTGAGTTCGTAGTTTAATACCTTCTACAACTACCGCAGTATTGGATGCTAATAATTCTTCTGCCTGTTCTAATGAACCTGCAAATCCAACGGTTTTACCTAATGTATCGTTATATAATTTGAGTGCTTCTCTTTTATCAATAGTACCTTCTCGCGCTTGTTTGAATGCATTATCTACATCAATCAATTTTCTATTGAAATCAGCAAGTTCTTTTGTTACTGATGATTGTGCTTCTTCGTATGTTTTAGATTCCGCAGTTGCACCTTTAATGGCATCAACAACTTTATCCCAATTGGCAATCAACAAACCTAATGCAACTACAATTGCACCAATACCAGTCGCAGTTAATGCTGCTGCAAATCCTCTAGCACCTGCCGCTGCTGCATTTTCACCTATACCAACTGCAACGAATGAACGAGATAGGGCCTGATTTAGTGTAGTATATACTTTTGTAATACCAGTCAGGTTTCCAAATCCTTTAACAACATCAGTTAAATCATTACCTAATTCTACAAACGATGCTTGTAAATTGGCTAATTTAATGCCAGAGAATTGTTTTAGAGCAGAAACTGTCCCACCAACAGAACCCGCAACTGCACCGATAGGACCAGGTAAATTACCTAATACTTCAACAAAGTTACCAGCACCTGCTCTTGCACCTGCTAATGAATCCTGCACATCATCAATCTGTCTTTGTAAATTGATGAACTCTTGCGAACCAGCAGCAGTTTCTCTCAACTGTTTCTTTAATTCACGAAGTTGTTTTAACGATGGTTCTATATTAGATTTAATCTCTATATCAACTTCTACTTTCTCTGCCATGAGTCATTCGTTTAATTATTTTATTAAAAACTCCTTTCCAAGTAATTGGTTCTCTTTTTCTGTTTGAATGCCTTTTTATTTTACTAAAAGCATCTTTCCAACCATTTGGAAGTTCATATAACCCCTTTGCAATATCTACTTTTTCAGATATTCCGTAGTGTTCACTTATAGATAATAGTTCAATTATATTTTTTATCATACAGATTTAACATTCAGTTCCTCTAAAATAGGTGAAGGTATTTAGAATGTTCACCCCAATATGGATGCTCACTAAATACATTATCTTTTCTATAAATGGAATAATGAGATGTAAAGTGTGAGCCGTGATTGATGTGAATTGACTGATTAGGTGATTCCCATTGTAATCTTTTAAGTGTTTGTGTTTCAATCATACCACTATTCGTCACTAATGCATTTCCCAATATAGATTGGAAGTGTTCTATTGCATCCTCTGTTCTCATAGTCATCTGATGCATTGGTTCATCGTTCTGTCCTCTATGTTGCCAACCATCTCTGTTGATTCCACCATAGTTCATATTTGTCCAAACGGCACCTCTATCAAATTCAGGATAATCAAAGTATCCTTCACCATACATTACATCATGTTCTAGGAATGATACATATTGATACTCATTTATTGTTTGTCCAACATAGATACATTGTAGTATTTGTAGTAATTGATTTAGATGTGATGATGAACGATTCCATGATATAACCTCGTGAAATGGATTGGATGGTATCCTATTCCATACACAAGTCACTATATCAGCTTTTCCTTCAGCTGCTTTTTGGATTGTTTCTAATGATTTGATTACTGCTGGATGATTACGGGTATCGTTGGAATACCATATACCTAACTTATTATGTTTTGATTTTGGATAGGTAAAAGTATCCCCTTCTTTCACTTTGTAAAATTCACCATTTATCTCAATCTCTAGGAACTTTACTCTTCCAACCATAGTATCCCCTATTATATTATTATCTACTCTTACAATCAAAGTATCACCCTTTATTTTGGATTTTAATTGTGGGAGACAATCTACACCTCCGTATGTTGCTTTAGTTATGTTCATAGTAGTGCAGATTTTTCAGATGTCTTTTGTACCCACTCCCAATACTTTTTACTTGCTGTATTATCTCTTATAGTTAGTTCAGCATTGTAAGGTAGTTTATTTATATAATCTGCTTTATAGAATAGACCTGATTGGTTATTAACTACACCTGCATTATGCATGATGTTTAATCTATCGTAATCCGTTTCAGTAGATGTTCCCCAACTGAAATCAAAGTTTGGATGAGTAATAGTTTTGTATCCCATCAACCAACCTTTCCAAAGAACTGCCCACATATCCGAACACCATATTTGTAAAGTGTGATAATGGGGATTATCATTTACTTTTTGATTATTCAGTTCTGTAATCTCCTTAAATAATCTATCACATTTGTGCTCTACCCAATTCCAATAATCATAGGATAATCCTTTCATCAGGTATTGAGCACCGATACAATTTAATTCATTCTCTTTAACTAACTCTTTATCTATATCCATTATAGAACACATACTATCTAATACATCTTCACCTTTACCGATAATGTAATCATGTGAGATATACCAACGGGTATCTGAACCATACCAATTATCATCTTCTAACATTTCATCAGTAATCCAAAAGACAGGATTTTTAGTAAATACTATATCACAATCATGATAGAATATGACATCGTTTTCTAAATAAGGATGAGCTGCCCAATGTTGTTTTAGTATGTTCGGACGGATAGAAGAGATATAGTGTCTATTTTCTCGCGTATCATCATAAAAGAAGAAGCGTGCTGAATAGTTAGATGCTAGTTTAATCCACTCATCAGGTATAACTCCATTCACTTTCCAACATACAATATCAATATCGTTGGGATTGATACCCATTTCGATAAAATTGTTTAACATTACCTCAACCTGCCACACATAGTATAGAGTAGCAGGTTGGGCACATACATATCTTAATTTTTTCATATAACTTTTTTAACACGGAGAACTTAATGTATCTATAAATCCATCATTACCAACTTGTATTGCAATACCTGAATTAGGTGCTGAAACACTCTTATAGTACTTATCATTTCCTGCCAATACAGTTGTCAAAGAACTATTTGTATATAGAGCCTTACCATCGTTAAAGATTTCTTGGAATGTAGTAGGACAACTTCCAGTAAGTGGAGCTTGTGTATATACAGTTAATGGTGTTCCTGTTCCTTGACACGCATCAGTAGAACTATTCCAACCTTGAGTACCAGGTGATTGAGATACATCAAAATATATTGTTATACTACAAGGTCCTGCAGTTGTTGTGGTTGTAGTTGGTGCAGCAGTAGTTGTAGTAGTTGTAGTTGGTGCAGCTGTAGTAGTAGTTGTAGTAGTTGTAGTTGTACAATCACAATCATTGAATTTAGTCAAAGTAAATGTATTCGCTCCTGGAACTATTATACTTCCACTTACCATACAATCTGTAAAGCTTGATGGACCAAAATTACTTAATTCTGTAGCAATTGCAACTCCTGTTTCACATTCTAAATAATAAACAAATTTTGTATTAGTACCAGTTATCGCTATTTGATTATTATTACAATCACAATTATCCAATGATGGTATACCACATATAATTCCACCAGCTGGTAAAGTTTGACAACTACCAGAACTTGGTGTGCGTGCATTGGATGTTGATAGTATTTCTGTAGCACATATAGACCTTGTTACCGCAGAAGCCCATGAATGTGTTATTACTGTATCATAGCAATCTCTATAAACAACGGTCGCTGTCGTTCCTATTCCGGAAGTTCTAGATAGTAAATAGTTAGTACAAGGAGGGCAAGTAGTAGTAGTTGTAGTAGTAGGTCCGGCAGTTGTAGTAGTAGTTGTAGATGTTGTAGTAGTTGTCGTACCACCATCAGCTACTGAATTACTACAAAATGCATTTAATGAAGTTAAACGAATGTTTGTTGTCAATGAATCAATAGTACAATTAACAAAAGAACCAACATTTGGAAGAACGGCATTAGTACAATCAACAGATGCGGTATAACTATATCCTCCATCTAATGAATACTCAACTAAATAAGTTGGTCCACTGCCTCCTCCAAATTCGGTTAATGTTATTTTTTTGGTTATATTAGCCATAATTAAAATGCATTTATAGATAAAGAGGCGGTACTCCAACTTGTTACTGCTGGTGTTCCTGTTGAATTTACAGTAAAAGAAGTTTGTCCTGGAGGAGTTATACCACCACCTGATAAACTACCACTTTCATTTGGAACATTATTGAAACTCCAAGTATAACTGATATTCCAACTAGCCGTAGGTGCCCAATATACTTCGGTGCTAACAGTATATGTATTTGCATTATTTACAGTTACACTACCTGTTGTCGTTTGTATACCACTAGAAACAAAAGATTGTGAAAATGCATATAATCTTCCTGTTGGAGTTGATGTATCCATCCACAATGAGGCACTTTGAAATGCATATACACTATCAGAATTCATTTGTAAAAATTTATTTGGTGATGCTGTTGTAGTAGTAGTAGTTGTAGTAGTTGATGTAGTTGATGTAGTTGATGTAGTACTGGTTGTACTAGTTGTAGTAGTAGTAGTAGGTGCTAATGTAGTTGTAGTTGTTGGTGCAGCAGTAGTAGTTGTAGTAGTTGTAGTTATATCAGGAACTGATGCACTAAAATTAAATGAACAATCAGTTTGTGGAGTAGTTTTTGGATACGCATCTCTGATGATTGGACCTAATAATTCTATATTACAAGTCCCATCTTTTAGGTTGTAATCGTTTATTGCACGAAGGTGATAGTAATTACCTCTCCACTGCACAATATCGTTCAACTCCATCTCAAAATAATCTGCTAATGGAATAATAGCAGATGCCTTAAATAATCTAGTTCTAGGATTATAGAGTAGGGAAACATAAGTCTCCCAGTATTCACTATAAAGAGAACCAGTAGATGCAACACCATAAGGTGGTGTTTCATTAAAGAAAAGAAGTGAATTTGAAGAACTATTAGGTGTTAAACCATCATAGTAATCAAAATATGGAAAAGCAGTTTGTGAATCTACAGAAACTGAAGAAGTACTACCGCTTGGATAATGTTGAATAAAATACTCTTCACTACTCTTCAATCCATTATAGAAATAGATGTGAGGAAGTGTTCTCACCGGCTCATAATTTATGGATGAGATAAATGTTGGAATGAATATCTTATTATTTACTGCCATATCTTTTTTTAATCAGTATTAGTAACTACACAAAAGAAAGTTGCATTCGTTGCTGCTATATCTGTATTTGTTATAGTATAATTAAATGTTGTTGGAGCGGTTCCAGTACTTAATGTTGTCGCTACACCATCTAAATTTTTAGAGAAGGTATAAGTGTAATTAGCTGCACCCCCACCAATTGCTTCAAATGTAATTACACCACCGAGTTCTATTTCTTGTGTATACACACCAGTAGTTGGAGAAGTTGTAGTTGCAGAACTATTTTGTCCCGTAGCAAAAGCAGATGCTTGAGTTAGATATTGAGTTCCTAATTTAATGTTTGCAATTGCAACTGCATTAAATGAACCTACCGTAGTTGCAGTTGCAGTAGAAAGGAAATTAAATTCTCCACTCTGTACTGAACCTGATGTTCCTGTATTTGTAATATATCCTAATGGAGTAGAAGCAAATCCAGTCTTAACTTCAAACTTACCTTGTGAGAAGAAGTTTTCAGTATCTACATAATATACTTTACCATACTCTCTATTTTCTCCTTTTGAGAATTGTTGTGATATATAATCAGTATCTAATGTATCACCAAAGTTTAGTTCATTTACTGCAAGGTTATTTGCAGGTGTTGCAGAAATCTTTTCATTTAGATTTATATATCGGTTGAAATCTCTTACTTCACCTTGTTTATACCAATTATTAAATGTCTCAACAATAAATTCTCTATTTTTTGTTTGATTAGGATATATTACAAGGTTATATTTCTTTTGTATTGATGTAATGAAATCAATAAGTTTAATACCACTCGTTCCGAATGGCATATTGTTTGCTATATTCATCACTAATCCATCACCAGCTTGATTTACTTTTGTGACTTCAAGATAGGATTTAACTGAACTATCAGGATTTACAATTACAGCAAAGTTATTTACACCTTGAACTACATATCTTATGTAAAATTCATAATCATCAGCAGGTAAAAGTGGTGAGTTCCATGCAGTTAATAATTCAAACTTTTGTGTTCTTGTTTGATTTGCATTATATATCTGAACATCTGTCAAATAATTATTATAGTTTATTAGTTCAATACTACGAGAGAATGTATTAGCAGTATTCTTTATCTCCATAAAGAATTGTGGAATACCATTACCAGCAGATGAAGAACTAACTTCAAAATCTAAATTTAGTAATCCTCTAATTTGTGTTGGAATATCTACTGTATATTCTAAATTAGCTGAAAGGTTATTAGAACTATTTTGTACTATATTATACCAGTCAAGCTTCCTATTATTTCCTGCGGTTAAAAGGACATCTGTTCCACTACCGCTCAAAGGTAGTATTCTAAATAATCCGTATGTTTCTAAATCTATATTATCAAAGATAGGATAGCGTAAATTATTATTACATACCATATACACATTCTCCAAAAATGGTTGCTCCCAAAATGATGATGAATATGTGTATCCGTATTGCTCAAATATAGCATCCCATACCCTTTTTACTCTAATTGCAGGTTTGAAATCCTGCACACAAAGAGAACCTGATGGTGAATCTATACCAAAGAAAGGTTCTTCAGGTGTATATTGTATCTTTTGTCCATACTCTGCAAGTGGATATACTATATCACCATTGAAGAGATTACCTCCCCAACTTGCTGATATATTAGAATAAGATGCAGTATGGTTATATTGTGCTAATGATGATGTTAAATCTGTAAGGTAGTTTCTGTTTATATCTCTACCAAAGGAACTCAAACCTCCGTATATAGAAATCTCATACGATTCAACAAACTTATTTGCATAAACATTTACTTGGTTTAATTGTAGATAACCTTGCGAAATCATTATACCATCAAAATCAAAGTATGCAGGAACTTTAACATTAGTAGAGAATAGGTATGGGTTCTCTACCATCACATCATAGACGTGTTCAAAGAATGCGTTATTTACCTTTGTTCCAGGTATGGTTATTTGTCTTGTAAAATCAGAAGGAAGTACGCCTAAATCAAATAAACCTGTCACATTATTTGAGACAAGTATTTCTTCATCAGAAAATGTATCTAATTGTTGGTAACCATTACTACCTGATGCTAAAAGACGAAAATTAAACCCTTTAGAGCTATTTACTCCCATTAGATTACAAGTTTATATGTTTGACCATAATCAAATTCAAATGAATACTGAATAACCTTATTCACAACCCCAGTCTTAAATGTAAGAGAAGATGTTTTTATAGTTATAGGTTTTACTTCATATTCAGTTTCATCGTATATCCAATATATTTCATCACTTACAAGCAATTGTTTGAATATCTCATTATATTCTTCATCAACCCAATCGGTATTTACAATAATACTTTCTTTTGTATCTACCATATAATTTAGATTATTACTTTCGTAATTTGCATATACTAAATCCTCTCCATTCCAACTGCCAATCTGCGGTTGGTAAAGTGAACGCTGCACATCAAATCGTTTTGTGTTAATCATATTAAAGTTAAACGAATCAAATTGACCAAATCGGTTTTTCCATTTAACTCTAATGTTTGGATACTTTTGATTACAAACTATATTGTATCTCATTGGCTGACCCATTAGGTTTCCAAGATTAGATTTTGCTTGTATAGTATAGGAAGTAAAAGAACCTGAAAGGGGAAATCCTGAATCGCTTGGTGCATTAGGATAAGGATTTATTTGCTCACTTGTCAAAGAACCAGTGTATAGTTCATACTCACCATTTTGAATACTTGATGAATAAACTATTTTGGTTGCTCTCTCATTACCAAAATTATATAAACCAGTAAATACACCTGCATTACTTATATTTGTAGTAAATACAGATTGCGTTGCTGGTCCTGATGTCATCAATGGCCAGTAAGGAGTCATATTCTCAATGAACTCACCAATAGGTTCAGGAAACACTTGATATCCATCAAGATACTTTACTAGTTGAGTTTGAACTTTTTGCGAACCTGTCACATAAACTGAACCTGATAAATACTCCCAATATCCAACACCTTTTGCGTATTTTACATTAGAAGGGTTTGCTTGTAATAAATCAGTAAGGGTAGAGTTTAGTATTCTACTCACATCAAATATACCAACATTATTTGCATTTGGGTATTTAACAAGAGTATATTGTGGTGTAGAACCTGATGCGTTTGGTGCTCCACTCCAATAGTATAAATCCAAAACATATTGAAATGAAGATGATGTATATACAGGAGTACTTTCTTCCAATGTAATTGGCATTGGTGATTGTGCTAAACTTACTAAATCTGGTTCTTGCGTTATACTTAAAGCCATAATGAGAAATTATTTATATATTTAACCACCTTATACAAAAAAGTATGTGATGGTTATTTCTTTCTTACTGCTTCTCTTAATTCTTCAGCAATTGATTTACCTACAGCCGTTGTATATTCTTTGATTGCCTTTTTAACAGAAGTATCTTTATATGCTTTTGCAGCATAATCAAAATGTTCAGGATACCTTTTTTTAATGGTAGCAGTCGTACCCTTTCCCTTTCCGTATGGTTTGTTCCAATACTTACCATAAGTGGCACGTGGAGGAGCGAAATATAGTGTTATTTGAGCACCACCGCTTTTATCAAACTTAACCATTCTATCTGGCGTATTGTAAGAGCGTAAAGTATTACGAAGATTGCCAGTATCTCTTGGTGCAAGTTTAGATGCTACATTACGAATGGTTTTAGCAACATTCTTTAATGGTAATTTTATTTTGGATTTATCCATTATGGTATTGGATTACCCGATAAGTAAAATAAGTTATTAAATTGTAATTCTGCATCAGTTAAATCTCTATTGTAGTATGCAATATACTTAATTGAGCCACTTAATACATTCCAATTTATTGGACCAAATGGTGAGCTATATGTTCTTTGAGGTCCACCAAATAATTGTACTGAAGATGATGTGATTGCGCCAGGGAATTGACCATTACCATTAAATGACCTACCTGGAATTACATTGGTTCCTGCTCCACTACCAGATAATGGATTAGTATCGATTGATATGGTTACTTCAGAATAATTTGCACTTGCACTTTGTCTACCAACATAAGTAAACTGATGAGGTAATGATAATGATGCAGTAATTGGACAATCTTTAGTATTAACTAATGCATGATATGCTACTAAATCAGGCGTTGAACTTCCTGATGTTTGCATTGAAAATGACCAAACAGGATTATTTACCAAACTACTAGATGAGCCATTAAAAGCTATAAGTTGTCCGTATTCTGAAATGGTATTTACATCATTTATTGTTCCGTAAGTATCAATGGTCCATTTCCAACTTTGATAATCTGTATTTGCATTAATATCAAAAGCAATGTAAGATGAAGTACCATCAAATTGTAATGCATTAGATGAAGTAATTAAATTACCAAAATAGTTTGCATCATACGAATTAGCTGATTTATCATTCAATGTACCATCTCCTCTAAATGATGTCCAATCAAATGCAAATACTAAACCATCTCTTATTATATCAGAGCCAGGTGCTATTGTAGTAGTTGTAGTAGTTGTACTAGTCGTAGTTGTAGTTGTTGGTGTATTGCACGAATTCTGATAAGAGCCAGATGGGTATAAATCGTATATACATCTCGGCCTATCATTATGTGCTGTCAAAGTAAATGTAGCTACATGTCCTGCTAATCCATTATTAAAACGGTCTTGGAATGGTTCACAAATAATATCACCATCAATATCAAATGCGGCAACTGAATACTGTGTATATGAGGTTAAATCATTTATGATACCTAATGTGTTTGCAAGAATATCAACCGTATCATCAACTCCATAGAACGGAATAGTTTGTTCGTTTGTACTACCATCAGACTCATTATCTTTATTCTTAATCTTATCTGCAATTACTAATTGTATTTCATGCAAAGTTGTAGAATTAGATATAGTACTACTCAATATATTCACATTACCTAATGTATACATAGGGAACTCTCTATCATCAACTTCTTGAATATCACCAGTTGTTACTTTTGTAATTTGTGGATGATTACTCATTATAGTTTCAAAGTACTCTAATACATTATAGTATAATGTATAATTTACTCCTTGATTATATTGTAAGTAGCTCATAATGATTATAGTTGGATACCTCCAAAATACTGATTTGTTTGGTCTGGATATATTTGTGTTTGATTACCAACACTTTGTAAGTATTGTGGTATATCATTACTATAAGATATTAGAAAGTTTTGTAATCTTAAAGCATAGTAATCAGCATTAGTTCGTGATTGTGCTTGTAGATAATCTATCTCCGTTTTAGTTGGTGCAACACCTTGCTCACTTTGTTGTTTAACTGCTCCATTACTCTTAAACTGAATTGAAGAGAATGGTATATACTCAACACACGCATACCATATAAGAGTTGGTTTGATATGGTCTTGCATCAAATCAAGATATATGCCAGTAAAAGGAGTTCCAGTTTCAATTTGTAAACTCAAATAATCATACAATACCGTACCTAATAAGTTCTTCATGTACTTTACTTGCGCAGTATACATAAATGGTAAAAGAGCATCAGCATCAATAGCACCTTGTAAAGGAGTATTCTTAATTATATCATTTCTTGTAATAAAAAGGGCAGTTGCCATATCTTATATTTTTTCAGTTGTGTATTCTTTCTTAAAAAACGCTCCACTTAAACCATATTGGAATTTCTCAATTGGTTCATTCGGTGCTACATTTTGTGGGTCTGCATCTCCACTATCTTCAGTAGTAGCAGGGTTTTCCATTTCTTTATTTGTAGTATCAGAAACTTCTTCTATTGTTTCACCAGTCTCTTCAGCCTGTTGAGATAAAATTGCTAATGGAGTTAATTGGTCAAAGTATAATTCAACATCACCATATCCACCATTTGTTAGTGCGTAATCCAATGAGTTTAGAATGATATTTTGGAATGGTGCAATTGTCATAGTTTGTAGAATAGAGAATGCAGTTTTCATTTCCTCACTCTGTGAACTAAAACCATTATTCTGTGTTCTAATACCAAACAATAAAGGTGATGTTACCCTATGTGATACGAGTATTCTATCTTGCGCGTATTCTGCTACATAAGAAAACTTCTCATGTAGATTATCAATTTGGATTACATCAATAGTTGGTTTAGTTGTAGGGTCATCATTGAATGATAACATAAACTTACCTGCATTATTAGTGCCTGTAAATTTAGCATATAGTAAATCTTCTATGGTTTGTCTTTCTTCAGGTGCTGGAATACCACTATTCATATTCAACATCACCATTGGTAAGAAACCATTTAGGATATTGTTAGTATGTAAGTTGCTCAATTCAGCTTCTACGATAGAATACTGAAGAGATGAAACCCAATCAGGCAGAGAATAATAGTAAAGATTTGGAGTGTAGTTTTTCATCCAAAGAATTTCCATCTTCTCATTACTCGTTTCGAATGCAGGTATTCTTTTTTTATCCTTAACCTTTCTATGGTCATTCCAATCTACACAATAATAGTAATTCTGTATTTTTGGATTATCATATATCTTTTCAGCACGAAGTGTTTGTACAGGTATGTGATAGAACTTAATTATCTTCGTATGGTCATCGTTCCAATAGACTTGGAATGCTGCATTACCAAATAATTTCAAATCAAATGCTGCCCTCTTAACATCCTCCTGTGGAAGAATTCTTTGTAGGGTGGTATTGAACTCTTCTTTTTTAGAGTATACACCTTTACCATAGATTAAATCGGCAATCCCTTCTACACAGGCTGCAGTTGTTGTTGATTGATTGTACGCAAGATTAACTGCATCAAAAAAATCATCATGTCCATGAATACCAAACGGAATCCATCCATATCTCGTTTTAGTATCTTCGGTAATAACTGGTAAAGCATTATTACCACTTACATTGAAAACGGATAAATTTACTTCTTTTTTCATATTCTATTTTTATATAAAGCAACCTAGGTGATTATTTAATGTGCAATTAGGTCCTAGTATTCTTGCAGTTCTACCATTGTATGTCAAATCCTTAAATTGACTTCCTGTCAAATCAAATGTTTCAATTGGAGAGAAGCCACCAACATCTATTCTAAAACTACCACTAATTCTTGTTCTATAATAAGTTCCACCATCACTAACGGTTCCTCCTGATGTAGTACCCCAGTTTCCATTATTCATAGTTCCACCTCCGAAGAAGAAATCTCTAGGTGCTGGGTTCAAATCCCAACTAGTTCCGTAAGGTATAGTACATGCTGAATCTGAACTCATAAATGTTTTCAATTCTCTAATTTCAATACCAATACCTGTTCCAGATGAATTACTTCCTGACCAACATACATCAAATCCTTGCCCACCAATTTGACTTCCAAAGAAGAATATCAAATCAACTGCTGCAGGAGCAGCCGTAGTAGTTGTAGTAGTAGTTCCAGCAGTTGTTGTAGTTGTAGTTGGAGCTAATGTAGTTGTAGTAGTTGATGTTGTACTAGTTGTAGTAGTAGTTGATGTAGTACTAGTCGTAGTTGTTGTTGTTGGAGCAACAGTTGTAGTTGTAGTAGTAGTAGGACCAGCAGTTGTAGTAGTAGTTGTTGTTAATGGAGCATTTGGATTGAGTATAATGTATTCATTACCACTATCAAAAGATATCACATCACCATCTAATGGTATTTGGTTTATATATTCCGCTTTTGCAGGTGATTGTGAAGCAAAGACCTGAAGGGAACCATTCCATATATCATCTATTCCGTTTGATAATCTTACTCTAAACTCCTGTCCTATATAGGCATTAGCTATACTTGCAGTAAATGAAGCTATACTCTCACAAGGAGAATACGATGCTGAAACTATTGAAGCAGTAGAATTCACTTGCGTCAACATATCTTGTAGGGACATTGTGAATGCCGTAGAAGTAGTTTGACTAGTTCTTATTGTGTATCCATTACCACCAGGTATAAAATAGGTAAGCATTATCTCTAATTAGGTTAGTTACTATTATATTTAACACACAATAAACTCAAAATAGTTAAAATAAAAAAACCCTCTCATTTCTGAAAGGGTTTCCATATATTTGTGAATATACTGATTAGCTATTAGTTCCGTATACAATAGTTGGTAAACCTGCTCCTGCGAATGCCGCGAATGGATTAGATTGAGTTGAACCTGATAAGAATGCTGCTGGCAATCCTTCTTGTCCTGTCATAGTAATGGCGTATCCATAGAGGTCACCCATTGCTGCTCCAGTTTGGATAGTTCCAGCTGTCAAATCTGCTCCTTCTTGTTCTCCTACTAATAGTGCATCTCCGTTCATTGTGTGAACAACGATTTGGGGTCTTCCGTATGCCATCAATTTTAATTGAGTGGTCATTTCGTTAGTCAACTTCTTTAAGTTCAATACTAATTCCTGATTGAAGAAAGTTGTTCCGTTTTCACGAGATGTATTTACAGTTTCAGTATATGCACTTGTTCCTTTCAACTGATAGTAATATACAGTTGAACCAGATGGGAAAGCTGTTACTTCACCACTTCCGTTTTTAGTGAAAGAACCTGTAGTATAGTTAAGGAAATAAACACCGGATAAACCACCGATACTATCCTTACATACTTCATTTCTTCCAGCTGATAAATTACAAGCCATATCTTTAGTGTTTTAAGTTTTTAATAATAGGGGTGAGAATATCCCACCCCTTTTGGTTTTTATTAGAATGCTCCGTAGTATACAATATCCTGTGGGATACCGAACTGAACTCCAGCGGTATAACGCATGATAATGCGATAGTTTTGAGAGCCATCAATGTTAGCCATGTCCAACACTCTTACCTCATTATGGTCAGAAAGAAGGCCAGTGCCAAAGAAAAGATTTGATTTCTGTGCTGCAACAACTTTGTTAGCACTTAAACCTGGACACAATACGATTTCGATACCATTGAAGTTGAAAGGTTTTTCACCTACGTTCAATTGGTTGTTCCATCCGTTTGCTCCTACTGCTCCACCTGCTAATGCCTGCTGGTATGCTTTTGCAACACCCGTTCCAACATATAACAAAAGGTCTTCCTTACCATAAACTGTATCAGGGATAGAGTTTACGATTAAATCCATTTTAGATAATACGTTTGCAGAAGTGATAGAACCAGAGATTGGCTGACCACCGATTAGAGTTGAACCAGAGAATGCTGGTACAACACCAGTTGATACTGTGATTGCTCCAGATACTACGGTTGTTGCTGATGCAACTGATGCAGAAAGAAGAGATTCGAAACCTCTGAACTGACCATTTACGTTAGTACCTCTCCAGATAGATTGTTCTGTTGCTTCTGCAACTTTACCACCTACATAAGAGATTAAGAAATCGTTGAAGTTAGCAGGGATAGAATCAAATGCAGAATATCCTAATTGCAATGCTTCCCAGCTATCTACGAATTCTTGCTTACACAATTGTAAGTTAACCTGTAGTTCCTTTGGCTCAAGGATTTGTTCAGATAAGATTACTGAACCAGATGTTACGAAATCGCAAGATGCATCTTGTACGATACCATCAACCGCAACCTTTTGTAATACCTCTTTGAATTTTACATTAGGGTGGATTGTAATCAATTTGTTGTCAAGCGTTCTAGCTGACAAAAGAGCTGCTGCAATATACTGACCTGCGAATTCACCCGCATAGGTTGAAGTAATTTGTGGCTCTGTGAATTTTTGTAATTTTTTCATTTTACCTTTTTGTTTGTGATAATTTATTTATATAGTCTAGATAAGAATCTATCTTGGGTATTCCCAACTTTCTTACCGAATTTTACTTCTGCTTTTTCAGAACTCATTTTTGTTTCAACAGGTGCTCCATCTAATTTAGGTAATTCCTCTTCAATGTCTGCTTCCTTATCCACAACTTCTTCTTTTACTTCTTCCATCTTCATCATCTTCTTCTCCATCTCCTCAATACGATATGCTAATTTAGCAACCATATCTTTCAATTCGATTTCGATTGATGGTGCTTCTTCATCCATAGGAGCTTCATCATCCTCTGGAATAGTTCCAACTTCTTCAGTTACTTCTGCCATCAAAGTAGATGGTGTAGTACCTTTTGAATTGTTTGCTGGAGTTTCCACATCTTTGATTACATTGGATTCGTTGTTGATATTAGATTGTGGAAGGTCTTTAACTTCTACATCTTCCAACTCAACATTTTCTCTTTCAACAATAACTCCATCTTTGGTAATTACTTTCAAAAGAGTTTCGTTTCCTTCAGTATCTTTTAGTGCTAATTCATGCTCACCATCAGG